ATGGAAAGCAACGCTATTTACAGTGCCAGCTACAGAAACATAATAAAACCAACCTGTTTGTGCGCTTGATGGAAAGCTACCAGATGATGCATCCCAATCGCCTTTATAAACCATACCATTAGCAAGAGCCGCTATATCAGTTTCCATTTGATCAAGATCAACTGCTTGTGTAACTGACACTAAATCTAGCTTAGTTCCATCTGTTAATATATCTCGCCCATCAACTGTACCTGTAACTGCTACATTTCCAGTAACAGTTATTCCAGCGGAATTTGTCTCCATCTTTTTGGTGCCGCTAAATCTTAGCTCAACCTGTGCAGAGTTTAAATCCATAAGACCAACGCCAGAAGCATTCTTAAACTGTATTTCTTGGCCTTGTATTATTAAATGACTAGAGCCACTTTCTGTAATATGAGACTTGTTTGTTGAAGAATCATGGTAAATCTGTAGGTCAGACCCAGCACCGAATACAGCTTTGGCATTATCAGCCGCATCAAGGCTACCTGATGAACCAGTTACATTTCCTGTGACATTTCCTGTTAAATTACCAGTAACATCGCCAGTTAAGGTGGCTGTTATACTTCCAAGACTGCCAGCATTGCCAGACGCATCAAGAAAACTTGCTTTAGAGGAAGGCTGAGTTACAAATATTAATTTTTCACCAGCAGTCCAATCTACTGCATTATTACTATTCGATGATGATAAAATAGTAGTTCTAGCAAGAGTTGTGCCAGATGCAGTATACGTGCCGATACCAACTTCCCAATATGTTCCATCGGTAGCGGCGTAATATGTTGTATTACCATTCCCAATTACTGAGAAGGTTTGATGCCCTGCTTCTGCGCCAGCTAAAGTATATGTGCCAGTTCCTGTTGTGGTTGAACTTTCTTTAACACGATCTTTTATAACAAGCGCCATTGAGCAATACTCCTAAGTTAAATTAAGCTGGGTCAGGAATACCAATATCAAACGTTGCAAGAGTAAAAGTATTGCCATTAGTTACTGATTGCGATGCAGTTAAAGCCGCTGTAGCAAGTAATCTTGAATTTGCAGTATCAACAATAGCATAGTGCGTAGCAGTTCCAGTTCCAGTTATTGAACCATCTGAAATTGCGGCTACAGTAACTTTTCTACCACCGCCAGTACGGTTTGCTGGTGCATTTATTGATAATGATGTTGAATTACCAAGTGCATATGTAGCATTTGCTTCTGCGTATGTTGAAGCTTCTTGTGATGTTACTGTTATTTTATTAGCTTCTGTATCAAGAACTGAAAGGCCATTATCAAAGACCCGATCTCCAAGTGTTGCCATGACATGGCCTCCTATTAACTGTTATTATGATTTTGGATAATACATTACTTTTTAAATAAATGAAAGTTAATTAACATTTCATATTATTAGTATGTTTCATTTGACCAAGGACCAGTTAAAGCTACCGATATGGCCACTTCCCAAGCGGGGTTCTGGTATGCAGTCAGTACGCCTGTAACTTGAAAAAAATCATTGCCAGAAAGAAATAGTTTTTGACCAGTAAAAGTAATACCTCCACTTGATGGGTTGCCATTTCTTGCTTGTATTGTCCCAGAAGCTAAAGTTTCATTTTGACCGCTACCTCTAATTAAATTTACTGCATAAGAAGTATTAGAATTGCTATCTTGCGAGTTATCTGCAGTAAGAATGGCACTGCCAGTAGTCTTATAATATCCTGCTGGTAGGGTAATATTGGTTGTATTAACAATTGTAGGTGTTGTGGTTAATGGGTAACCTGAAGCGTTTTTAACTCTAACCGCGTCTTTTTGTATAAAATCATCTACTTTATATGGCGTTGTCCCCCCTAATGGTGATGCATAAGCTATTGCGCCACCAGAGCCATTACCTCCAGTATAATCAAATTCTGAACTACCAGAACCGCCAGCTCCAATAGTTGTAATTATAAAAATATCTCCTGTAATCGCCGATGTATCTATTGTTTGAGATACAGCTTGCCCAGCAAAACCACCTTGACCAGCTCCACCAGAGCTATCACCAATACTGCTGTCATCACCACCAGCTCCACCACCACCAGCTCCAAAATGACCTACTGTTGGAGTTAATCCTCCACCCTTTTGTCCGCCGCCAGCGCCACCAGTTCCAAATTGAGATGCTTGCCCATCGTGATTATTTGTCCAGTATATTGAGGCATTTGAACCGCCAGCGCCGCCTGTAGCAGTTATAGTAGCAATGATAGACCCTGTTGCAGAACCTTGGCGTATTACTGCGGTTGTAGTGCCACCCGAACTACCACCATTGCCACCATTATATCCATCATCTTTACCAGCGCCGCCGCCACCTCCACCGCCATATACTGTAATATCAACTTCATCTGTTGCGCCAATATTTGTTGTTGTACTTGTAGAAATAACGGCTGTGCCGCCAGTAATACTACCCCCAACTAAGAAACTTGGGTTAAATAACTTCATTGGCTTTGCTTGTTGATGTATAATTCCAGACAATTCACTGCCTACAACTGATGTATGGCTAACCTCAAATCCTTTTGCACCACCCCCTAAATCAGTTCTAGCTACTAAAAATCCATCTACATCATATGCTGATTGTGCTGTTCGACCCCCAATAAATCCAGAACCGCCAGCTTGAAGTTGCAGAACATCTTCAACAGTAACATTGCCTAAAATTGCAGAAATTGAACTTAATTTATCTACATTTAAAGCTGTTGCATCTATTGAGCCGCCAACAAGTAGATTTCCATCAATAACTTCTGCCTGATATGCCCATGTGCTACCATTATAAAGCCATACTCTTTGTTCTTGAGTTGTATTATTTGTAAATCTGGCTTGATCTTTAGCAACTGGCGCTGAAACATTTGAAGTAAATAAAGTATTAATTGCTGATGATGATGCTGTAATTGCTGGCATATCACCGCTTGCTAGATTGATAGTCCAAATTCCAGCACCCCTAGCGCCAGATGGTCCAACATTATCAGCATCGGTTGTGGCACTTCTTGCAGAGGTATATGCTGACTCAACTCCAGATGTATTAACAGCTCTTATTTTGTAAGTATATTGTGTATCATCATCCCTTCCAGTGTCTATAAATTCTGTACCAAAAGTATTTCCTATAACAATATAATTATTGCTAGAATTCAATCTAGCTATCTCTATGTAATTATTATCTGATATGGGGTTATAAAAAGATATTGTAACTTGCTTATATCCGCCAGTTGCAACTAAAAATGAATATATTGGAACAGATGGGGCTGTTGTTACGGCTGGAACATTTGTTAGAGTTCCTGTTTTATAAGCAGTTGAAGTATTACCACGACTTGTAACAGCGCGAACACGCACATCATAATTTTTACCAACAAGTGCTGGCTCAATTAGAAAAGTTGTATTTTTTACTGTTGTTTCTGTATAATTTGTTGCGCCTGATGTTTTATACCCAAATTCATAATGCGTAACTTGACCATTTGCTGGGGCTGTCCAAGAACAGGCTATATTATTAACAACAGTTCCATCAGGTTGCGTGCTTGCTGTACCAGCAGAAAGATTAAGTGTAGAAATAGTTAATCCATCAAAGATATTGTTTAAGCTAGTATTATTTGAAATAATTTGTTGGTAATCATCTGAATTAAAGCTCCATTGATAAGCTACAGATGATGTTTCTTGTAATGTTACTTGCACCTCAATAGGCGAACCATCACCACCAGTTGATTTCCATGATTTTACAAGAAATAATTTATCAGTCCAAGCGGGCGAACCATATCTAGGCATTGTGACTTTTATTGTATCACCTACTTGTACTTGATATGCTCTAGCACCAAGTGTAACGCTCATTACAATTTGTTCACGACTTGTATATAATACCTGTTTAGCAAGCCTTTGCGCGGTAGCTGAATTTGTAACCAAAGGCAGTGGTAAATCAATAATACTCTCAATATTATTATCTTCCGTCATATCCAAAAGTTGTTGTTCTGGATAATCGTCCGCTATCCATCGATTGTCCTTATCAATGAAAGTACCGCGCACTGTATTTATCAAGTCTCGGCGTGAATATCTTGTCTGTATGCTTATTGGGCTTCTAACGTCATCAAGTGTAAATGCTTCTGAAATTGTTGGTGCGTGATATGCTCCAGCTACAAGCCTAAACTTTCCCTGCGCCCAGAATAAAGTACCATTAATACATTTTGATAAATCATTTAAATTTTGTAATTTACTTTTTCCTGTAGAAATAGACCCATTTACTTCAAAAGTATTATCTTCTGAACCAGAAACACCCACACTCGCACAATCATCTGCGGCTACGCCAATCATATCATCATCAATTTGATCTTGTTCTGTTGCAACGCCTTGAGAATTAGTCAGATAATCTCTCATAACTAAAGCCGCATTTGCAGAATATGTCCATGTAGCCGCATTGCTGGTTCTTTGGGTAGATTGCCCTAAAGAACTATTATAGGCGCTACTGGTGCTATCTTTGCGCGGGTCATAGACCTTTTTGCCCTTAACGACGGCTGTGATTAGAGGCATACCGCTTTGGAAAACATCTTGATTATATTCTAAGCGTACATACAAGCAAGCTACGCCCTGACCTTTGAATGTATTTGTATAATTAGTTGGACCATTTGTAAGCCCTACCAATGAACCATAAATATTTTGATTTGCCGCGCCAGTAAATTTCTTTATTAAAATTTTCTGACTCCAGTTTTGTGATGTTACTTCATCATCACTATTTAGCGTAGCAACTTCATCATTAATATAAATATCACCAATTTCTTCTACCTCATGCATAGCAAGGGTTAAGAAGTAATGATAAAATGTACCATCACCTGTAGTTTCGTGATAGGTCTTTGTCCCACCTTTTCTTATTTGACCATATACAATGTCAGCATTTGATATTGAGTCAATATTAGTGCCTAATGTATTTTTTGTGTCAGGTATATTTGGCTTTGGTGCAAGGGCTGATGTAACCACCATTGAAATACCAGCATAAACCAATTGACCTACAAGCAATTGACCAGCGGTAAAACCTGTTACTGTAGCGGCTGTTCCAGCTCCATAGATAAGTGTCGTTGTTGTTATGGCCATTATATTAACCTTTTTGAATAGACATTTTCAACATGCTTAAATCCAAGTCTTTGTAGCAATAAATCAAATGGCTTATGTATCTTTGTATTCATAAATAACATAGAAACACCATCTTGCACCAGACATTCTATCGAAAACTTTATTAATTTAGATGCTGTAAAACCTTTCCTATGGTCTGGATGTAAGAAGATAACATCATTATTTGCATATAAATGATCTTGGTAATGCAGTGATTTGGTAACTAAAACAGCAAAATAACCAACAATTTTAGCTTCATCGCGTGCTGTAAATATTTTTAGTATGCCGTGTTTTTCTGCATCTTGATATTGCTCTATACTGGGATTTAACTTTATGAAGTCTTTATTTAATGCGATTTCTTCATAGTGCATATTTAAAAGTTCTTTTGCTTCATCATAACAATCGGAGAAAAACTCCTGTTGAAACAACATTACTTTGGTCCCCATTCTATGGTCTGATCTTGCAAGTCAGAAACATAGCTAAAGAATGTGTCATTGGAATATAAAGTTTTGTGATTTTCTTGAGTATACCTAAATGGATTTACTCGCTCTAAGTCTATGAGCCTGTTTTCTACAGTAAGTGTTATCGTTGCACTTTCTGGGCTATCATCAATAGTCATTGTGTCCATATAACCAGTGAATACTTCAATTAAATTGGAATTACCCTCTATTCCAAAATAAACCTTACAATCCCTGCCAGAATACTCATGCGATAAAGCCGCTAATAAAATACTAGATGGAACTCCAGAAAGGCTTAGAGTTAATCCACTTGCTTTAAGTTCTGCGGCTTCTTCAAGATTTCCTATACTAAGTAAATCTCCAGCGCCAGAATATGTATTCCCATTTGCGCTTTTATCTCCAACACCTGTCCAGAGATACAATGGTGCGGCTACATTACCAAAACCATTATAAAAATTTAAATCTATTGCATAAAATGGAGAAAATTCACCACTTTCTAATGCTGTGATTAAGGATGTTGGAATATCTCTAGGCATTAGAGTGCCTCCGAACAAGAAAAGGTTATGCCATAATTACTTAATTCATTAGCACTCCAAGTTAATTCATTAGTGTCCATTCGAAACAAGCCTTGTGCTGGTGCAAAGGTAACAGTTGTTCCTGTAGTAATTGAGTCTTTTAATGGCGGTTGAATAGTAACTGCGCCATTTCCAGTATTATCATCAACAATCATATGTAGCCTTGAAGTTGCTCCAGTACCAAATTGCAAATAACTGCCTTTATTTAGCTTTTTATTTGAACCACCAATATTCAAAGAAACGCTTGTAATTGGAGTTGTTCCTATAGTTGCGCTTGATGTAACGCTTATAGAAGTTGGTGCGTTGCCTCCAGTAACAGTTTTTGCATCTGGGTCGCCTAATAAGAAAGTATTGGCTCTGCCTTCTAACAGCATAAAGAAAGATTGCCATTCTACTGCTTGTGAGCGCTTCATTGGGGGCAGGGAAAGCGTTGCATACCATTGAGCCTTGGCATACTTCTGAACCTGTGTTTGCCCTGTAAATGGGCTTTCTGAAACGGCTACAGTCCTTCTTATACCCCAATCAGATGTGGTAAAGGCTGGGCTTGTTGGCATTGCTATTATTGTCATAAATCACCCGAATGCTTGACCGAATGAACCGCCGCGCCGTTTAGCATCGACTACAGCGTTCATTGTGTCTTGTTTAAATCTAGGCAGTAATGAGATCATTTCAGCCCGTACTGTTTGTGCTACACCAGATTGCACATTGATTGTCTGATTGACAACTGTGCCACCGCCACCCATTGAGTTTTGAGTATTATGTTTATTCATAATTGACCCAGATGAATTTGGAACGAATAGCTCTGGGCCGCGTTCTCCCACTAAATATGGATTGCCACCATTTACAGAACCACCGCCAGCCAATTGACCAGATGATATACCCTTTCCAACATTACCTAATGCCAGCCCTAATGGATTGCTTGCTCCACCAAACATATTTCCAGCCGCGCCGAATAGTCCACCGATCAAAGGCTTTATGACCTGTGCCTTCAGTGCATCGGCAATCATTTGCCTGACCATATCTTTGAACATTTCTTTCATAGAGCTAAAATTGATCTTTCCGTTCATTACCATTTGAGTAAGGCTATCTGCAAAGCCATTAGCCGCATCTGCAAAGCTTTTTTCAAGATCAGTGAATTTATCTTTAACATCAGTAACGACTTCTGCGACTTGTGGTAGTGTTTCTGGCAAGCTTGCCAAAGCGCCTTTCATATCTTCAGTAGCAACTTTAGCCCCATTGGCCGCACCTTCCAGCGCCTGAATATTAGCTTTAGTTTCATTTAGAGCATCATCCATTGTTTTGCTATCTTCTGGTGGTGACATAGCCACTTTTAAAGCTTTCAATGCATTAGTTAAGGGTAATACACCTCTTGCTCGCATATTTCTAGCTTCTATCTGTGCTTCATTAAACGCCGCCATGAGCTTTTCAGCTTCTCTTTGCTCTTCTCGACCAAAGGACAGAACATCCGTTCCAATTTCCTTCAATCCCCTTACTTTATCTTGCATCATAGGCATATTTCTTAATTTATTGGCTACATCTATGACAAATTCAGCAAATTTGATTTTCATGTTAGCAAGAGCGCCCATGAAGAAACCCTTAATCATCATAGTAAAGCCTTTAAATAAAGACTGGAAAACATTTATTTCCGTTGTCATGACATTAAAAACACCAGTGAAAACACTTTTGATCATGCCAAGAGCCTCACCGAAACCTCCAACTCTCTCTTTTAATTCAAGAAACTTCATAACCAAGAAAGAAACGCCAGCGAATATAGCAAGTGGTAGTATTGTTTTAGATACTGTGCTTAATACTTTCATAGCACCCGTTAAAGTTACTATGCTTCCCGAAAACACTGCTGTTGCTAAAGCGTTTAGAGCCATACCAGCGCGGAAAGCAATGAATTTAACTGCCAGTACAATTAACATTGCCTCAACTAGTCTTAAATTATCAGCAAGTAAGTTTATGACAGGTGCTAAAACACTGCCAACTAGGCTTGCAATACCGCCAAGCAACCTCATAGTTGGAACTAATTCACCAGCTAGGTTTGTAAGTGCGCCGACTATATTCTTAAATGCATCATTTAGCCCACTTTCAGCAAATGCCCTTCTCATACTAAACATTGCATCTTGAAACATGGATAAAGTACCAGAAGATGTTTTGGCAAAATCATCCATTGCCCCATCAGCAGTACCGCCAGCGCCGAAAGTATCCATCAATTTTTTAGCTGTTTGTTCTGCTGTATATGAAACTCCAGCCTCAAAGCCAGCAAATGCACTAACGCCTTCATTTTTAAATCGATCAGCCGCACCAATTCCAGCCGACATTGCTCTTTGAACATTAGCCGCCGCTTCATTGAATGGTATGCCAAATAACGCCGCGATATTACCTGTAGCCTGTAATAAGCCTGATAATTCTTCTGCATTATCTGAAGCCGCCGCCAGAGAACCAGCTCCTTTTTGGATTGCATCCAAGCTGAATGGAACTTTAGATGCAAACTCAGTCATTGCATCAAAGGCTTTTGCACCCTGTTCAGTAGAGCCTAAAAGAGCATCCATTTGAATTCTTAGGTTCTCAACAGCCATACCAGTTTGTATGGATGCTTTTATGAATGAACCCAACACAGCAACACTTGCAACTGAAGCAATTGCTTTGCCAGCCTTCTTAAAGGCCGACTCCATTCGCTTGCCAGTTTTTTCAGTATGCTTTGCAACTTTATTTAAATCGCGCTTTAAGTCGCGCATATCGGCTTCAATTCGAACCAATAGTGTATCAACTGGAGTAGCCATTAGTCAGGAAACCTTTCCATCAAATCTTCAAGTTCATCCCTTGGCATGGCGGACGGCTCTCCACTGGAATTGAACTCTATAAATCCATCAACTGATAGTAAAAATTCTTGTAAACTCATTTCCCAAAAATCTCTCGGTTGCATTTGCATTTTTCCAAGAGCAAGTTTTATCCAATCATTCCAAGGAATTTCCTCTAAAGGTTGGCCGCCCTTTCCTCGTTTCCCTCATCACCATCATCCCCAGTTATTATAAAGGTAATAACTTGAGCTATAGTCATCATTGTGTCAGTAATTCCATTATTCCAAACCAGCTCTTGCACTTGTTTGTCTTTAATATCTTTTCCGCTTGATCTTAATACTGGTAATAAAAAGGCTACCATCTGCAATGCAGTCAAATCACCATCTTGCATTGTATTAGCAATTTTTATCACACTTTTATTCATAGCGGTTTCAATCCGCATCATCACGTCCATTGTCACTTTGCAATGAAACTCTTGATTTGATAGGCTTATTGTTAATTCGCCCCTTTTTGGGTTTGTCATTCTTGACCTCCTTTATTTCAATTGTAAGCGTTTCGCCCCTACCATGCAGATCAGATACTTCTTCTGCTACATATGTCACCCCATCAGCCTTGAAGCTGTCGCCAACCTCAAGACCTGATGCATATGGTGCGGAGAAAAACGTGTTTTGACGATGACCAGAATAAGTAGTGCCATCTATTTCGATAACTGTATCAATCCAAGCCATTGTCTATTCCTTATACTGTTGCGAATACACTTGCCCCAGAACTCTCTAAAGAGACTGAATAAGTTACTTCGCCATTAAATTCACCAGCATATTCTAATGAAGTTACAACAAACTTACCTGTGTATGTTCCAAAGTCAGGAATAATTACTTGAAAGTTTGGTATATCAGCTCCACCAAATGCTGTTCTAAGCGTTGCCTCAGAAGCCGCGTCTGTAAAAACACCTGACCCTGCTATTGAAACGCTTTCAACACCGCCATCTGCAAGCATAGTACGAACATTTGCGCTATCTTTATTTGTCACATCAACAGTTTCTTGGTTCATGCTGATTGATGTTGAGCGCAAACCTCCTATTGTTGTGTATGTATCTGAAGCCGCCGCCGCTGTGGCATCTGCTCCAATCTTTAATAGTAGTAACGAACCTTTTTGAGCCGCCATGTTTATTCTCCTTAGTTGTCAAACACTACAGCGCGAAATCTCATAACCCCATGCCGTGTAATTCCGTCATTTTCCGCTAGAGTTGTTGAAAACTCCTGTCTAACATTCACTAGCGATGCACCTGTTACACTTATAGCAGTATTATGAAGTAAATCATAGACCGATTTCATAATCGTCTTAATTTCACGTCTACCCCTGTATTGTGACCATACGTGTATAGTCAGGGTATGCTCTACTGCGTCGAGTGTTTTTGTCCCATCATTTACAGCGGTTTCTTCACCGATCTGCACATAAGGGTAATTCGTATCCTGTGGAATATCATCATAAACTGATATGTTTGCACCTGACAAACCATCAACATTCCCATTTAACTTTGTAAATATTGCTTTTTGCAATTCCCAAGAATGTAATGACATTATGTAGCCCTCGCTTTTAATTTAGCAAACATAGCTTTTATTTTCTTTCGTTTACTCTCTAAAGCTGGCTGTAAAAAGGGACGCTCAGTCATTTTACTTGTTCCAAACTCTAAATACTTACTATATGCGGCGCGGCTTTCAATGGAACATCCCATTTTATCCGCATCAACTTTAAGATATATATTGCTTGCTAAATAACCAGTGTCTGAATTTGGCGTTTTATTGGCCGCTGATGCTGTATGTATTCTTTTAGGGTTATATTTTTGATATGTAATACCACTTGACCCATGAGATTGTACTGACTGCTTTGCCTCATTCATTACAATTTGACCGCCCAAAGCTATTACTTTTTGCAATTGCTTTTGATAAATCTTTTCTACTTTATGTGTATTGTTAATTCTTCTAGTGCTGGTTCTTATACTCATGTTGGAACTCCCTCCTCACAAGTAAGCTCCATGTATTTAAACTTATTATCAACATTTATTATGCCTTTAATAGCAAAAGTTCTTGTAGCTCTTATACCATTCCTAGAATAAGTCTGATGAATTCTGTTTTTTGTTGTGAAATCGCTTCTATATCTTATCCTTATCAGGTGCGTTACCACTTCTCTTTGCTGATTATCTTCACCAAATTCATTTTTTCTAGCTGTCTTAGGGGTTATTTGTGCAAATACACTGGCAACTTTAGACCAAGCCACAGAGCCACCGCCACCACCATCAGATGTTGATGTGTACTTTTGTATCTCTACTCTTGACCGCATTGCGCCTATAGACATTAACCAATTCCTGACCTGATCATTTTATTATATGGTGTAGCTCCGAACCTTGTAACCTTATAAGGATTTATTAAAGTTGGAATAATTGGTGATAATGAAATTTTTCTGCCCTCATCATCGCCTCTATGCTCATACATAAATGACATATACTGCATCATAGCCATTCTGATAGGCTCTGGAACGCTATTAGGTGTTGCTCCATAACCAGCTACAAAAGTTACCTTAATACCATTGGAAGCTCTTATATCGCTTGGGAATGTTCCATTGTCTCTCAAAACAATTTTACCTACATCCCCATATAT